CAATTCCAAAAGTAGACTGTCGGGTAGGTGTGATCGTCTGAATAATGAGATCCGCAATCGTGTTTACTTCGTCAAAATCTCCGTCCCTGCCTGTAAACTTTTCGACTACAGAAATAGAAACAAAACCCTCAGACATAAACGAAAGTTTATCATCCAATGCCGTTTCCGCTAAATCCTGAACAAGTACATATTTCAGCACATTGTCTGGAGGCATGATGGAATACACAGGAACCTGACCAAGTACAGGCTTGATGGCTTTAATAATTTCCTTTCGTATTGTCGTTCCTGCGGTTATCATTTGATCAATTTAGCTAATCTTTCAGGAAGTCCTTTAGTCTCTGCTTCAAAGGCCGTCAATAATGCGCCTTTGCCCTTTGTTTTACCTCCTTTGTACTCAATCACTCCAGCGTAGACAACATTCGTCCCCACTACTACCTGCGTAGGCTTTAGCCGATATCCCAATGATCCTTCAAAGGTATTTCCTTTGGAATCTGAATAGCTAAAAGAAGTCTGATCTGAATGCTCAGTGTGGATGGAAGACCTTAATCTGCCTGTGTCAACGGGAACCCCGATCTTGTATGCCGATTCAATCATGAATCCCGTTACCCGTAATTCATCAATCATAGCCTTTTGAATTTCTTCAGTTAGGCTGTCAAACTTTTTAATCAGTTGATCCGCTTTTAACTCTAGTTTTAAGCTCATGTTGTCGGAGGGATAACGGTAAATTTATTCAACTCCTTTAAGTTAGCCGTAATTTGCAAAGTAAATCGGTCAATCTCGATCAATGAGTTAATTAGATAAATCTTATCCCGATAGCTAATTCTCATTTCTGTATTTATAGCATTGCTTTTGGCGTTTTTCCACAGCTCAATATTGATCGATTTGTTGCCTACAAATTGGCCTTCCTGCATCCCCGTATTGTATCCGACCTCATCCACCTTCGCCCATCCAGACCAATAGGTTGTATAAATTGACCTTGTGCCGCCTGACTCAGTAGGCACATAAGTTGGAGCTTGAACAATAATATATTTGTCTCGCCTCATGCAAATGTGTTTCGAGTATTACGTTTGATCACAGGTTTAATCTTGTCAGGTAGCGACCTATCGGAATCACCTCTAAAGTACCAAAATGAAGCAAGTTCATAGATAGCATTAATTAAATCCTCAGACTGATAAGCTAGGCAATGATATTCAACTGTCGCATCTTCGCCCCAATAGCAATATGGGTAAGCCTTACCTCTAATTTCAATCTCTCCGCTAATCTTGGTTAAGCTGTCTGGATCAATAGGGCCATAAGGTAAATATCCTACATATTCATTGACATAAACCTTAATTGTCCGTTCAATCAAAGAAATGTTTACAGTCTTTTCAATTGCTTCCCTTGCTTGTTTAAGTAATGACTCAATCAAATCGTCTTCAATACCGTCAGAATCTTCCGACCTGAAATAAATCTGTGCATCTTGAAGATTTGTTGGCTCTGAACCTGTTATGTCATTGGATAATATTTCTAAGATCATAGCTAAAGATATTAGGTTTTTTTCAAATGTTCAAAATCAACTGTTGGCGAACCTGACCAAATCCGATACAAGTGCAACAAATAAAGCCCTTTGATAATTGCTTTTCGCTTTATTTTTTGACTAAAATACTGATCAAAGGCATAATTTACCCCGTATTCAGGGATGGTAAATCCTCCTGATCTTGACCAAGTATCTTTAGAGAAAAGCATAAAATAACCCGGTATCGGCCCCGTATGCGGAACGATTTCCGATCCAAACTTTAAACGCTCAACTGCCTTTTCGTAATGCTTTTTTATGTTCAATTCCTCAAACATGGAAGGAAGTAAGCATTCAGGAACGTTGCATCTGTTTGTAATTGCCCCGTAAAGATCGGCCTGTCCTGATTTAGCCACCTGTTCAATCAATACCTTTTGTTCATGGTGTAAAAACATTGTGTCATAATCGGTGATACAAATCCAATCACCTTTAGGAATCAACCTGCAAGCCTCGTTATAAGCCTTACAGATATCTTTGTCGATTGCAAACGGTTGAAGGTAGTGGACGGTCATTTCTTTAGCCTATTAAGGCTAGGAAGATCAATTTCAATAACAGGGAATCCTTCTAACTTTCTTCGCCATTGAATATTAGTTCTCCATAATCGAACTATTTTTGGTCTTTTCATTTTCGTTTTATTTATGCTGAATCCAAGCTACTCGATTATTTTCTTCAAAGGCTTTAAACTTAGTATTTAACGGCTCTCCATGCCTTAGCACGTCATTGTAATACTTCCTGACAAAGTAATTTAACAGGCCCATATCCGTATGAATCGTTGGATCGTTCGGCTCTTTTATTATCTCAGTTGCCATTCTTTCAATCAATTCAAAAGCATATTGAAAGTCTCCACCTACTATTCCAGCGTTCAATAATATCGCATCTTTAAACTGTTCCTTTGTTGTCTTGTATCCTCGAATGTTAATATGTGGCTCCGTGTATTTTTCTATCCAGACATTAGTCCAAGTATTATTCCACTCATCACCGACATAAAGCTTACCTGATTCCATGTAGGCAAAAGGATTTTTTAACAGCCTGACATCGGTAGAATCAACACAAAAAAACTGGGTATGGTGGTTTTTCTCAAGGTAATCCTTGTAGACTAACCACCTGTAAGCCAATGGGCTTTTATGTGGATTTTTTGGAACTCTCCTGTAATGAATTAAATCAGTATCTTTTACCGTGTCTAAGCAATCATGAAAGACCACTAAAGGCACATTTAGGGCTTGGCAGGAATTAACAAGCTCTTTTATCTCAGAAGGATTTGCTCCCCAATACTGGCCTCTTTGTGGGTCTCTCGATCCGTTAAAGTAGCAGGTAAGAATAACCGGCTTAAGTGGTGTTTCGTTTTTCATAAAGTTTACAAAATTAGTTTTTCCGTCTACATTAATGTACCGATCCCTATTAAATTCAATCAAAGCTATTCTATTTGTGACTGTTGAAATAATGGCCGATTCCTTATCGTAGGAATAAAAGTAAAGTTCTGATTCTTTTATGTCTGGAAATGGGCATGGTGTTAATTTCATCATCCAAATCCTCCTGCTTAGCTCTGGATGCTCATAGCCCCAAATAGAAAAGCCTTCGTCCATCCCCCCAGCTTTTTGTAATGCGTCTTTAGTAATAAAAAGCATTGATCCCCGAGGGCTTGACCAGCTTACAACTTTATCATTAATAGCCTCAATAATCTTCATTCCATCTCCACGCCATAAAAAGTTAAATGAAGCGTGATTTAATCCTGATTTAATGTAAGCCTCCGCCCAATCGGAGCGGACAGGATAGCAATCGTCGTCAAATAAAAAAATGTAATCGCAATCTTTTAGCAGTTCAAAGCATTTATTCTTAGCCTTAGCAATCCCAGCCTGAAACGGAAAACGATAGTCTGCATTTGGATACGGAACATCTGAGGCATCGTCAACGATAACGATTTTTGAGCCTTTTGGGGCTAATGCTTTAATTTTTCTAATGCTGTCCTGCGCTACCTCTCTTCTGTTTCGTGTAGTTATTCCGATTCCGATCATATTAATACATCATATCGGTAAAATTAACCAATAATTAAACAAAAAAAAGCCCTGAAAATATTCAGGGCCTTAATAAACTAAACAAAACAGAACTATTATGTGCTTGGAGTCAGGTTAGTAACCGCTGTGGCAATTGATCCGCCAATGAATGCATCGGTTCTATAAACCGCCTGAAGGATTCTTTCTTCAATTCTTGCAGTGATTAAATTCTCCTGAACGTTCTTATCGTCCTGATCGAAGAATCTCAATGAGATACCTTCTCTCTGCATAGGCATTACATATCTGGAATCACCTACAACGAAGTTTCCTGCTGTAATCGCAGTAGTCGGGAATACAGGTATTCCAAATACATTCAACGAGCTTGAAGAAGCGTTGTAAATAATGTTTTGAAGATAGGCGTTTTCCTGATCCTTCAAAGTTACCATTTTCCAGTAATCAACCGGGTTAACTAGCGCAAAGTTTGCGGTGTAGTTTAAGCCTGCCAACTTAGCGGCTGAACCTGCAATCACGTCATAAATCTGAGGCGAAGCGATTGTTAAGCCAAAAGCCGTAGGAGCTGAAGCTGACTGCAAGAATCCTTGAACTCGACCATTCGATCCAGTACCGTTCAAAAGCTCATCATCTTCTTTGATCAAAAGATCCGCAACCATTACCATCTGAATGAAAGAGGAAAGTCCTCTTACGTTGGTCAAAGTCTGGCGACCGATTTTCTGCCAAGCCGCAATAGTAGATTCTACTGCTGTCTTTAGCTCTGCCTTATACTCAACCTGTGGCTTTGCTGATCCCTCTGGATTCTGCACTCCGAATACTCCTTCTTTGGGAGTCTCGCATAGGTATGGATATACCTCCTGATCGGTGGCACCCATCCCAATGATTTGACGGATGTACGTCTGACGTCTTGCAATCGGAACGATAGTCTCGTTGTTGTTGATAGCGAAACGACCTGCGGCGGTGTTGCTTCCTGTAATTGAAGCGGTGGCAGTCATAATGCCCGGATCTTTCTGAAGATAAATCTCGGCAGACTTTGAACGGCCACTTCTCATCGAAGTAAGATCATCCATTGACTTAGTGATACCCTCGGCAAGTGATGCGCTGAAAGATACGTCTTTAGCCTGTCCAGCCTCGAAAGCAGTCATTGCTTTTCTAAGGTCATTCTCTGCCTTATCGAAAGCCTCTTTTGTTACGAATCCATCCAATGAAGCATTGATTTTGGATTCCAAAGATTTGTGAAGGTCAGCAACTTCGCTTTTTGCTCCCTCAGCCTCTTTTTTTGCAATTGTGGAAATATCGCTTTTAATTAGGTCGATAAGTTCCAATTTTTCTTTCATTTCCATTTTTAAATGAGTCTTTTTAGTTTGTAAATATCAGCTAGGCTAATTTCTGTTATCGGCTCGCTTTGGGCAGGTGTGATTTCACGGCCTGATTTTTCGAGTGATGTTAAAATGTCCATTGCCTTTTCTAATTCTATTTCCAACACCTCAAGAAAATCATCTGAGGCATTTGATTTTTTAACGTATGATTGGAGGCTTGTAATGTGGTCTAATAACCACGGTTCGGGCGCATCGCCTGATTTAATTAGCTCCACCAACTTAGCCTTTTCTTGCGCTCCCCAAAGGACAGTCGAAACTTCAAAAAGTTTTACCTCTTTGATAATCTTGCCTCCCTTTTCGTTTACCCCAGTATTAAAGCTTCGGCCCCAATAGCTGTGTTCGTTAATTGCTCCTTCTTTGTAAGCATCCCAAGCATCTAAAGCTTTCTGATTGTCAAGCATTTTAGATTCGGTGTAGGCATATTCATTATCCCTCCACATCTTAGTAACTCTACCGATAGGCATTTCCTTTCGGTCGTGATTCCAAACATGGCGAATCCTGTTTGATCCATCTGGACCACTCTCTTTCATCGTTTTGTCAAACGCTGTCTTTTCGGTGTAGTCCTCATGTGAATCGTAATCGTTGAGCTTGGAAAAGGCAAATACCACTGACTTTTTAGCCGTGTCTATGTCTTTTACAATATTTATCCCTGATTTAAACATCTTACCGCTAAGAAAATTGTTTAATTGATATTTCNAAATGTTACGCTTTAGCCTATTCTCTCATAAACCACCGTGCAACGACAATTTATTAAATTTCCTGCGCTGCCTGAACTATCACCCGGGAAACGCATTTTATCCACCCCGCCTTTGACATTCCGAACCTCAAAGAAGTCATCAATAGGTATTGACGGGTGATCCATCATCTCTTGGTGTGTCTCTCGCTCTCTCCCATCCTCGGTAACAAGCCATTTCTTTAACAGCCTATCTTTTACCCCTGAGGATTCTACAGAAGTCACAGACGCCCAATTTGAAGTTCCGACTATTTCGGTTCTTGCGATTCGCTCTGACCGGTACTTTGCAAACTTTCCTGAATACTCCGCAATATCGGCAACTATTGACCTGCCGATTTGCGCAATCCCTAAACCTTGGTTTACACCTTCGGTCAGGATCGGCCGCAACCGCTTCAAAACATATTCCTTGGTAAACTTATTTATCTCCCTGATTCTTTCCCCTCCAATGCCTGATAGGTAGGCATTAACTAAAGTTCGCCAAACATCGGCCGTGATTGATTTAGTAAGGATATTAGGGTCTTTAATTTGGAACTTGTTAGCCGTTTCCCTAACCATTGCCTCATAAGCCTTAGCAAGTGGCTTTTCATCAAAGTAAATATCGATTTCGTAAATCGCTCCGGTAGGAAAGTCACTTACTGCTTTACTAAACTTTCGAAGTTGACGGGCAAAGACAAGCCCGAAAACTATCTCATACTTTGAGATAAGTTTATCCTGCTTTTCCCTAAATAATCTCGCCTGCTGTTCAAATGTCACTGAATAAATCCTTTTCTAATTGTGCCATTTCTCGCTCAATCCTGTCTACTTGAGCGTTAAAATCCTGCTCTTCATACTTTACCAATCCAGAAGGTAAGAAATAAACGCCCTCGAATTTAGGGTCAACCTCCATGCCTGATTCTCTCTGCTTTTCAGCAATTGACTTCCAATATTGAATATTAAGCGTTTCAGCAAGTGCCTTGCTATCGATCTGCAATTCCTCAATCTGTCCTGTGTCGTAATCAAGAACCAAGTTAGGGCCAAAACCTGTAATTCCGTATGAGTTAAACCCATCGGTAAACATTTCCACCACAGGGAGGATGGCATCTGTGTAAGCCATCTTTCGAGCTTCTTTCATAGCCGTTCCAAATGATGCGTTACTGTCTGTCTGATCGAATATAATGTAAGGAACGTGGTAAACTATGCAAATGTCTCTTAAAACCTGCATATTGGCCTGATAAAGGTTTAAATCAATCGGAGATAAGCCTAATGGAATAAACCCAACGTCTCCGGCTGTGATCAGGAATTTACCTTTGTTTTCTGGGCCATAAGCCTTGGCTCTAAGTTGTGTTTCAATGATAGACTGCTGTTCTGGAGTGATACCCATATCCGCTGATCTGTCGGTAATGATCCCCATTACTCCGCCATTCTGGATGGTGGCAAGATCGGCCTTGTCAATGTCGGCAGTCTTTTTCATTACCGTGAGTAATGATTTCATTGCGCTGTGGCCTGATTCCCCGATTCCGACCTGATCAAACATCAAAGAAGGCTGAAAGATATACAACATCTCATCGGCTAATATAGTTAGCCCTGTGTCGTTAATGATAAACGACTTAGGCCCTTCAAATCTTCGCTCATAAACAGGCTGAACGTAATCGGAAGGAATGATATGCATCTCCGTCCATCGCCCTGAGGAAAGCTTCGGGATGTGAATATAAAGCGCACCTGTTGAAAGGAGGTATCCGTATGCTTGATACTTAAACTCAAAGCTCGATTGATAGGTGTTTGGCCTTTCAATCATTTTTAGAAAGGCATTGACTTTTACCCTGTCCTTGGATCCGTCCGCTAATTGATTGAACAGGACAAAGGGAACCTTAGCCGCTTTTTTGGCGATCCAAGAAATAACTGCAAAGGCATATTTAACCTTTTCAAAGTCTGCTATGTATCTATTTTTTGAGTCACTTCCGATGTATGGGCTAAATCCACCATAAACCGTCTTAGATGAAGGTAAAAAAACTTTATCAGCTTCACTAGGCGGATTGAAGAACTTTACTACATTATCCCAGATTTTCATGTTGTATTTTTTGCCTAAGATAGTTTTCTAGGTAACAATTCCAAAAGCTGATCTTAAACGTGGCGCCACATCAAACCAAAGCCTCATCATAAGCGCATCTGAAAAGTCAGGTGAACGGCCTATTGCTTCCTTTACTTTTTCCTTACTCATTAGTATTAGTTTCCCATCTTGGTCTAACTTATCTCTTTTCACTTGCTCTAATTCCTGAATGAGTTTTTCAGAAATATTGTTAAATGGTTTAGTCAAGTATATTTGGCCATTATTTATTTTTTCAGCTAACTTAAAGTAACATTGAGTTTTTAGGTTAGCGTATTGAACCTGCTTTCTTTCTTCCTCAAGTGCTTTTGATCCATTCACAAATCCCTTGCTTCCAAGAATATCAACTACACCTCCACCTACTCCGTCTTCATCTGCAATAATATTTTTAGTAGGTATCTGATATTGGTTAGCTAAGTCTCGAATTGTTTGCGCTGTATTTGTTACGGATGAATGATCTAAGGTAATAACATCCAAAACTCTGTATCCTGACCAAAGCATAATTACTCCCTTATCTGATCCAAATCTGGCAATATCGGCAGTAATGTACTTTTCCCCTTCAGGTACATATTCGTTTCTCCAAAGGTCTAAAATTGACTCGTAATTTATCAATTTTGCAGGGTCATCATCAAACTCCCAATTACCGTAGTAAAGCCTCTGTTTACTAGTTTCATCAAGGCTTAAAAGAGATTGAAGATAAGACTTTGGAAGGTGTGGGTTGTCAGTTGGCAAAGCCTGAATAAAAGCCCTATCTGATCTAAGTGATTTATCTTTGAACGGCTTATAAAACTCTTTATAAACCCATTTCTTTGTTGGGTTACAACTTCCAAGAATCTTTGGTATAATACCAAACTCATTTAATTTGTAACGAATACGGGATTTAACTATCTGCCAAGCCTTGTAAACCACCTGACTAACTTCATCAACAAAAGCCCCTGATATTTCCAATGATCCTAACTGATCAAATTCAGGATCCGAAGGATATAGGAATAGGTCTTTTAGAATTATCTCTGAACCGTTATTCCAATAGATAATACCTTGTTGAGCGTTAAAATTAAACTGATTGGATATTCCTAGTTTTGAAGATAATTCAAAGAATGTGTTTAAGGTTGTTTCCTTTAATGTCTTCAATTTAGCCCTACCCATTAACCAACGGCTACCGGGGTATGTTTGGCATTGCTCAATTAACCAAAGGCACCCCAAAGCAGATTTTCCTCCACCTGCGGCACCTCCGTAAATTATCTCTTCAGTCTTAGAATCTTTAAGGTAATAAACCGCCTTATTCTGTTTCGGAATCAGTTGGAGGGGTTCCATTTCCTAGCGAAATAATATTAATTGATTCTCCTTTTGTAGTATGGTCATTTGATACCCTATCAGTCCATCCCATGTTTTTTAGCGCAAAAATAACTCCGGTAGGATTGTTCTCATAAATAGCCCTTTCCTCATAAATTGATTCAACTTTTGCGGTCGCTCTTTTTATAATGTCGAAAAACTCGTCTCTTTCCTTGTAATTGTAAAGAGTTTGTCTATCAATTTCCAGATATACAGCTAACCCTGAAAGAGTCGGTCTTTCTGTTTGATTGAAATAATCGGCTACTAAATCCGATAATTCCATAGGATCTTTCCATTTCATAGGTCTACCTCCTGCCATACCCCAAATATAGCAAATATCTCAATCAAATTTAAGGCAAATCAACCTTTCCATCTTTTCTAAAATCCTTAGCAATTTTTTCCGTGAAAATTTGCAAAACATTAGTAATAGTTCGTCTTGAATTTTCGGCCATTTTTTCAAAGGCATGCTTTGTTTCTTCACTGCATCTTATCTGAGGAAGTGAATGGGTTAGTTTCTCTCTCATATCCAACAAGTTTGAAACAAATTACAAATAAATGTATTTGAAACACATGATATACATCATTTACAAAATATACATTTTATACCTAAACCTTTGATTAAAAATAATTTAACTTTCATTGAACAATTTAAACCACAAAAAAAAATGGATGTTACAGGAGCAATTCCCTCACCGTTTGCAGTAGGCTACGGCTGGGGTCATGGAAATGATTACCGAAAATGTGATAGCGGCAATCGGGTAGATCACGACACGATTTTGAGAAGCCTATCCGATATTCGGATGGAAGGTAAGGAATCGGAAGGAGTGATTCTTAGAACGGCGGCGGCCAATGCGGCTGTTGCGGCTAAAGATAACTGCGATACGTTATTTCGATTGCATGACAATATCCGAACGGTAGCGGATCAAATCTTGCAATCGACTGCTTTAACTCAGGCACAGGTAGCGGCAGGCAATGCTTTGACTCAGGCTAAGATTGCGGAGGCATCATGCGCTCAGTTGATGGCAGGAGAGAGAAACACAGCTTCAATCTTGGCGGCTATGTCAGCGACCGAGCTTAGACAGTTGCAG